AACGGTGCTGGTGGTAATGGCGGAACAGCAGGTGGTGCAGGTAATACTGGCGCTACAGGTAATTCTGGAAATCCAGGCACTAATGGAACAGGCGGTAATGGTGGTGGAGCAGGAGCTGCAGGAACATCAGGTGCTGTAGGAAACTCTGGTAATCCAGGAAACAATGGAACAGGTGGGGGTGGCGGAACAGCAGGTGCGGCAGGTAATGCGGGTAATGCTGGCGCTTCAGGTAATCCAGGCAACAACGGTAATGGTGGCGGAGGTGGTGGTGGCGGAGGTGGAGGTGGTGGCGGTAATGCTGGAGCCAATGAAAATGCAATCCCTAATTCAAATGTTGGTCAACAAAAAGCTCCAAACGGCAATACTAATGCTCCATCAAATAGTGGTGGATATGGCGGTGGTGCAGGCGGAGCAGGCGGTGCTGGAGTTTATGATGCTGGATCTAAAGGTGTTCCTCAGTCGTGGTCGCCAGCAGGAGGTGATGGTGGATCAGGTTCACCAGGTGCTGGCGGTGGTGGTGGTGCAGGTGGTAATGCTGGTGCTGCAGGAAATCCAGGAGGTGCGGGAACAGCAGGATCAGGAGCAACAGGCGGTGGTGCTGGTGCGCCAGGAAATGCAGGTGCTGCAGGAAATCCAGGAAATACTGGAGCCAACGGTTCAGGTGCAACAGGTGGTGGAGCAGGTAATCCAGGAAATTCTGGTTTAGCAGGAAACGCAGGAACAACGGGAACAGCAGGAACAGGTGCTACTGCTGGTGGTGCTGGAAATCCAGGAACTGCAGGTGCTGCTGGAAACGCAGGATCAACAGGAACAGCAGGAACAGGTGCTACTGCTGGTGGTGCTGGAAATCCAGGAACCGCAGGTGCGGCAGGAAATCCAGGAACAACAGGAACAGCGGGAACAGGTGCTACTCCTGGCGGAACAGGTGGTGCGGGTAATCCGGGATCTAGTGGAAATGCTACATACTATGTTCAATCTCTTGCCGCATATAATATTACTGTTGCTGCTGGTCAATCTGTGACTGTATCATATTCTCCACACTAAATAGTTGTTTGAATTGATGGAGGTATATTATGTTTTGGAATAAGCAGGAAAGTCCTATTCGTTTTTTATGTAATCCTAGATATAAAGGTATAATTCCGGAGCCATTTCCAGCGAAAAAGTTTATTCCTGATTGGTATAAACGAATGGAGTCTTACTTTAATGAACAACAGTCAATACGACCAGTTCCAACATTAAAACGATGTCCACCAGTATTAGATGCATTTTCTGCTGGTTGGATCATTCCGTTGGCTGCAGAAGTTCATTTACAGATTAGAGATGGTGGAACAGGTATTTCTTGGGACGTAGATTTTCCAGAACCAATTATAGAAAACCATAAACTTGGACAAATATCAACTCATCCTAGTCATCCAAAAGTTCCTCTTAAAATATTAAATCAATGGTTGATAGAAACTGCTCCTGGTTGGTCATGTCTATTCGTTTCTCCCCTAAATAGGATTGATGAGAAGTTAGATTTACTTTCAGGTATTGTTGAAACTGATAAATATTTTGAATACGTTAATTTCCCTGGATTTGTTAAAATGGAAAATGGATATCAGAAATTAGAACGTGGGCATCCATTAGTGCAGGTAATCCCATTTAAGCGGGACTACAATAAAGATATGGTGATAGACAGTTTTTCGAAAGATGAACTGAATCGTTTACAACAAACTCGTGATCGTAAAGCTGCCGAATTCAGCTATTATCGCGATAACCTATGGGAAAAGAAAATATGAATATCGAACCGCTGTATTGGTCTTGGCAAAATGAAATTCCTGGATCAGTATGTGAAGCAATTATCGCTGAAGGTAAAAAATTAGATATTGGACAAGGTAGAGTTGGTAACAATGAAACTGTAAATCCTAATATTAGAAATTCTAACATTGCATGGTTTTCATGGAATTCTTGGATCGGTGCGATTTGTGCTCACTATATGCATCAAGCAAATAATCAGGCATGGGGATTTCAAATAGGTGGACAGCAAGATCCACAGTTTACAATTTATGAAAATGAACAGTTTTACGATTTTCATTCAGATACTTCATTAGTAGAAAATAACATGAGAAAACTTAGCGTTGTTATTTCTATCAGTGATCCGGATACATATGAGGGTGGTGAATTTGAATTTGAGAATGGTGTCAAACCGGATGTTAAACCGAGAGGTTCAATTATTGTATTTCCATCATTTGTTCTGCACAAAGTAACACCAGTAACAAGCGGAACAAGATATTCACTAGTCAACTGGTTTTGCGGAGATAAATTCAGATGAAGGTAGTATATGTAAACGAAAATAAAGAAATCATTAAACAATTTTCGACCATCGAAGAAATTCAAACAGTTTTTAAAGATAATTTAGATGTTACTAAATTATATTTCGTTACGAATAATGAAGTCGAAATTTTCGTTAAATTAATACCGTTATTGATGTTAAATGAAGAAGAAAGTGAACAGTATACTGATTATATTCCAGAATTCGATGACGAAAATTGCACTGTAAAAATATACATTAATCCTAATCATTTTGAAAATTTACAATCAAAATTTATTTTTAATATTAATCATACAGCGAAAAGTTTAATACATAATGCTAAAGAATCAGCATTGAAATCTTTAGAAATTGATAAAACTGTTGCATTTATATCTTCAATAAATGAAGCTAAACAAACTAAATTAACCAATATTTCAAACTGTAAAAAAACTAGTGAATTGATTGAACAATTAGTTACGCTTAATGACTGGCCAGTATATTAAATTTCGTAATAGAAACGACATACTGGTATATCTTTAAAGTTATCTATGCGTTTAATTACACTACTGTATATTTCTTTTTCGGGAAGATTACTGTCCCATAACCATTGATCTAATCTTGAAAATATTAATGATGGACTTTTACCTGTAGAAAATGTATTTTCGTTCCAGTATGGATATAGTAATCTATTCATTAAACTAGAATAAACATTAACATTATTCCATGGTAGTGTCATCATAAATGTGTCGTTTTTCGTAGGAACAAACTGTAATACATTTTTTCCAGTTATAGAATTAAGTGTATTTTTTATGATGTGAGCCTGTTTTATTGGTAATTCTGGTAAATCTGGAGACCAATAAAACAGTTCATCATACCATCCCTGATGATAATTTTGCTGCACCATAACGCTAACATTACCATCCATAATATCTCCAAAACTAAAATAAAATTTATTGTTTTGAATATTAATCATCGGTTTATCTTTACCCCAAACAAAACATAATCGTTTTCCTGCTGCAATCATTTCTCTCCATTCAGGAATATGTTTTCTAAAATACGAAATACAACTATTGTTTGGTGATGCGTGCTTAAACGTATAATATAATAAATTATCTTGTTCTTTATTGATAAAATCTAAAATAATTTGAGACCTATCAATTAATCTAAATTTAAAATCGTGCGTTTTCTGTAACTCTTGAATTAATGGTAATACTACATGTGATTGCTCTGCGTCGGAGTATGATTGTTTATCTCGTGTAGCATCATAACTCCATATAGTAGCAACCTCATCCAATTTACATCCAGAGTTTAACCAGTTCATTAACATATTATGGCTATCACTACCGCCACTATAAAATAATACAACATGATCGTATGCGTTTCTTATTTGTCTACAACGCATTTCGTAGAGCTGTGTTAATGGTAATTGTGGTTCTTTAGTGGTGTCTATTTTAGAAAATACGTCATGATTGAAATTAAAATAGCATTCCTTACTACCAAATCTCATCGCATATTCTAGAGCTTCAGCTTTGCTGAATGTTCTATAATTATCAAATTGATAAAATCCAAATTTATCTGGAGAATATATTTGAATTTCATTCATTGATATTTTTGCCCCAGCTAATTTTATTCCAAATTCTTTCGTGACTGTAATATATCACGATATTCATTATAGTTGCTATTGTTAAAAATGCAGCAGCAGCTTTCCACGAACCAGTCAACATATATGGTATAACAAAATTATTAACGGTGATTAATACACGCCACGTTATAGATTTACTGATTGTTCTTGGTTGTCCATCTAAAAATAATAAATTATCTTTTGGTTTACGATTCCATTGTGCTTTGTTCCACGCACGCTCGTGAGCCCAGTGAAGTGCCATATTTACTACAGCAGCAACTCCAAGGATTTGCGCACCAATAATCCAAGAACCAGAAACAATAAATCCATTAATCAGATGACTTAATGAAAATAATACTCTAATCGTCAACGTCTTTACAATACTTCGTTTTTGTTGTTCATCATATTTCATAGTATATAATCCTTGAATATTAATTCGGTTTCTTGTTTATTGCCAAATAAATGTTTGATATTCGGATAATGTTTTCTAGTCGCACTTATATCACCTAATATATTAGACAGTTCTGGAGTATATGTGCAATGAGTTTTTTTTCTTGGTTCAAGATTATATAGTGTGCTTTTGTATATGTCACTTGTTACTTCATAATTTTCAATGGTGATACCATTAATCATCGAATATGTTAATTCTGGCGTATATGTAAAAAATCCTATTTCGTTAGAATTTGGATATAACGTGTGTCCGTATCCATCGTATTCATTAGCGTCATAATATAAAATTGGAGAATCATCATCATCAGAAAGGATATGTTGTCCAGATATGAATGTTCCTTTTTGTTCAGAAACATATTTGGCAGAGTATAGTGATAGTAAAGCAAATCTACCGATTCCATTGATTGATGAAACTAAATGCATATACATTTTCATCAATTCAATATTGCTGTATTTTAAAACGATCGGTTCAATATTTAATTTTTTACATATCTTAAACGCATATGCAGATTCAATTTCATTACCTTTGCATACACCAATTATACATTTGAATGGAATTTTTAATTGATGTAAACACACGGCAACATATTCTGAATCTAATCCGCCACTTAATCCTACATATAGATTATCGTATTTCCATGCTATCTTTAATGCTGTTTGTTTTGCCGCTTCATGAAATGGTAAAGGTGTAAATTTATGTGGATTTATTGTTATCTTATAATCTAATGTATGATCATGCGACCGATCTTTTAGATTATCATCGAACCAACCATTTTCACTTATCATAATTATCCAATAACATACGCTAAATATCTATACAGTATTTAGTAGGAGTTTGTTATGCCAGTCAGAAGGACGTTGATTAAAACTAGAATTTCAGTAGATATACCATGGGCAATCCCTACTGAAGAATGGATTAATTATAGAAAAATTAATTATATTGATACTGGTAAAATATTGAGTATTGTTACAACTTGTTATAATGAATACGGTGATATATGTATTGATATAGATGCATCTAAAACAATAAAAACTATCGTAACATTTTTAGATATGCAAATATTTGAAGCATATAGATTAGATAAAAATAAGCATCAATTATCATGGGCAAAAAATGAGATAGTTGAATTTATGGTTGAAGAAATTAATTATGCAGTAGTTATTCAGGATTTGAAATGCCAATTAAAAGAACAATGATTAAAAAGAGAATTTCTCTAGATACACCATGGGAAAAACCAAATTTAGAATGGATTAATTATAGAAAAATTAATTATATTGACACTGGTAAAATAATAGATACTGAAATTACATTTTATGATGAATATGGTGTTATTTTGAGCGGAGAGTCAGATTGTTCTAAAACGATTAAATCTGTTGTAACATTTATAGATAATGAATCATTCGAAGAATTTAGGCGAGATAAAAATTTACATCAACTGTCTTGGCCAACAAATGAAATTGTTAAAGTTATGGTAGAAGAAATTTAAATGAATAGTGGATTTTATCGAGTCGGTAATAAGATATTTTTAAATAAAATAGAAGCGTGTATATATGCAACAAAATCAAAACAAGATATAAAATTTATATATTTTGATTTAGTTTGGCAAAATACCACAACGACTATTAATGCAAAATTAAATGATCTATATAAACTTAGAGCAGAACAACTTCGCGATGAAAATGATTATTTGATATTAAATTACAGCGGAGGAACTGACAGTTGGACTATTCTTAATACCTATCTAACGCATAATATATTTCTTGATGAAGTTGTAATTAAGTGGCCATCAAAAGCAATTTATGATGGCAATAAACATATACATACGCCAAATTTAAATAATAAACACCCATCAAATTATTTGACTGAATGGGAAGCGTTTATGCTAGATGATATAAAAATGATTGAAAGGCGTTCACCAAAAACTAAAATTACGATATATGATTTTTCTGACAAACTAATAACAGTCAATGATAAGATTATAGAAAATTTACCATCTAATCATTTCATCAGTTTACCCAGTATTATTCGAATGGGATCGCGCACCGAAAGCGAAATCAAATTAAGCGATAAGAAAATCGCATCTATCTATGGAGTAGATAAACCATTATTATGCAGAAGAGAAAACGATTGTTTTTTTAGATTCAATGATAAAGCGGCTCAAGTTTCTGGAAATAATGTTGTATACTTTTTTTGGGCACCTGATATGCCTGTATTATTAATAGAAATGGCACATAGGATGTTTGAATGGTTTCAACAAAATAAAGATAAACGACATTTCATACAAAATTTAGATAATAAGTTTGATCATGATAATTTTGAAAAATATACAAAAATAGCCAATATTATTTGTTGTCCAGATTATGATTATAATAGATTTCAGATAGATAAGCCGACTTCAGTATTGTATAATGAAAAAGATTCTTGGTGCAATTTAATACCAGAATATCAGTCGGCATTTAAAAAATGGAATGGTATTTTAAATGAACATTTTTCTAAAATAGATAATAAATTTTTATCAATCAACAATAATGTGATACAGTCATTAGCAACTAACTATTCTAAAATATACAAATTAGGAACATTTATATGATTTATAAACTGCGAACTAAATGTGACATATTGTCAGAATTTGATAACGTGATAAGAGAAGCTAAAGAAACTGATTGGGTAGATCCTAAAATTGCTCCCGCTAATATGGGTATTTCTAGAATTGTATTGCCTGATTTATTGATTCAGCAATCTAATATATTATCTATTTTCGCTAAAAATTTTACTGTTGCTCTTTCTGGATTATATCGATTCCCTTCATATTCATTTTACGATTGGCATACAGATAATACTAAAATTAGTGGAAGTAGAACGTGTGTAATAAACACAGTAATACGTGATGACGAAAGTTTGTTATTATTACAGAACGGTATTCACAATCAATTAACAAAAAAATTCATTAAAATTAAATATCCTCCTGGTGAACTATACGTATTAGATGTATCTAATCCACACGCATTAATTGCATTTGAAGAGCCAAGATATATCTTATCGATGAGAATAATTGCACCTTCATATAATGATGTTGTTCAATTTTGTAAAGATAATAATTTATGAAATTATTTGTTGTATTGATATTCGTTTCTACATTATGTTTTGGCGAAAAGATAAATCTAGTTATACCATTTGCTCCTGGCGGCAATATTGATAACATAGCACGATTAATGATAGAAACTGCAAACAAACAAGGCAATACAATAATCCCTGTTTATAAAGTCGGAGGTGATGGCGTAGTAGGAACGAATTATGTTGCAAATAAAAATGAAGAAAATACATTGTTATTTGGTTCTAATGGACCTTTAGTATACGCACCATTATTAAAAAATGTTGAAGTAAATTATGACGCTATAAAACATTTTACGCCTGTAATACTAACAACAAAAGTGTATAGTGTGATATTAACACATCCTAGCACACAAATTAAAAATTTAAATACATTACTTTCTATGAATAGAAAATCTGATAAATTTATGTTTGCTAGTGCTAGTCCAGTTACGATATTTCATTTGCAAAAATTATTCGGAAAAGATACATTAATTATCACTCACAAGGTTGCATCTATTGCAATGATTTCTATTGCAACTGGAGATATACCTTTTGGAATGTCTACTATATCTACAGCTCTTCCTATCATACGTTCTGGAAAAATATTTCCTATCGCAGTAACTTCTCCTGATAGATTACCGATATTTAAAAATGTTCCATCGATTAGCGAAAGTATTGATGGATTAGAAATATCTACTTGGCATGGCATATTCGTTAATTATCAACATGAATCACCAAACAAATATTATCCAATATTTAAGAAAGTCATTTCCGACCAGTCGTTTAAAGATAAATTGGATAATCTTAGTATATCTATTCCAGAATCAAATGATCCAATTCAACTTAAGCGTTTGCTCATAGAAGAAATTAAAACTTACTCTACTATTCAGATTCGGTGATAAATTCAACTATAGAATTTGTTCTATTATAAGATCTTGTTTGTTCTGTTAACGATGATAATCTTGTAGAATCAGCTTGATATTCATCAAAACTGGCTTTATTATTAAAAACAGTGACCGTTTCAACTTTGGTGCAATCTGAAATAGAATTCGGAGGACGAACTATTTCGTCACTAGCATTAAAGAAACGTCTGGTTATTAAAGTGATTTTTCCAGTGTCGATATAATTAGTTTTCTTATAATTATCCCATTCAGTATTAATTGGCGCCCATGCTACGGTTTTTGATGGTTTAATTTGAACTGAAACTTTTTTATACGACATAGCGTTCTTCCCATGGTGTTTTTAGATACACTATTTATTCAATATTTTATTATATAAATAGAGTCATAACGAAATTGTGAGGAAAATATGGCTCTACCATCATCTAGACAAACATTTAAAGATTACTGCCTTCGCAGACTTGGCGCTCCCGTTATAGATATAAATGTAGACGATGAGCAGGTCGAAGATAGAATTAATGACGCATTAATCTACTTTAGAGAATATCACCACGATGGAGTAGAAAAAGTATATTTACAATATCAGTTGACAGAGCAGGATATCACAAATAAGTATGTAACTTTGCCAGACTCAATTATTGGTGTCACATCAATATTTGACATCAACGATTCTATTACAAGTTCAAATATCTTTAATGTGAGATATCAAATTCACTTGAATGATCTATACGACTTTTCATTCGCTTCGATGGCGCCATACGTAATGGCTATGCGTCACATCGAAACTTTGCAAGAAGTATTTAATGGTAAAAAACCTATTAGATACAACAAACACATGAATAAGTTATTTGTAGATTTAGATTGGAGTGACGATGTTCAGCCAGGAAAATTTATTGTTGTAGATTGTTACAGAACTGTAAGTCCTGATGAATATCCTGATATTTGGACGGATCGGTTCTTAGCTATGTATGCTACAGCATTGATTAAACGCCAATGGGGTGAAAATCTAAAGAAATTTGAAGGAATGGCACTGCCTGGCAATATCACATTTAATGGTCAGAAAATTTGGGATGAAGCTGACGCTGAAATCAAGCGAATTGAAGAACTTACAACAGGTTCATATTCACTTCCAGTATATGACATGATTGGCTAATTGTGACTACAAACAAATATTTTCGCCCATTTAACTACACTAGAGAACAAGATGTAGCGGACGACCTTATCGTTGAATCCATTAAGATATATGGACAAGACGTAAAATATATGCCTAGAACTGTGGTGGATGAAGATATTTTATTAGGCGAGGATCGGTTATCTACATACGATCAGGCTATTGATATCGAAATGTATATCAAAAATACTCAAGGATTTGAGGGTGAAGGGGATTTCCTTTCTAAATTTGATTTACAGATCCGCGATCAAATAACATTTACCGTTGCAAGAAAACGATGGAATCAAATCCGAACTGAAAAGTTAATAGACGAGGTCGGATTTAATTATCAGATGGAAACAGCAAATACTGGCGTATATGCGAATTCTGATGGTATTATGTTGGAAACAGCAACTGCTAATGGATACGCTGTGACTTCATCTCGTCCACTGGAGGGTGATGTTATATTTTTTCCATTAACAAGTAAGCTCTATGAAATTAAATTCGTTGAGCATGAGGCGATATTTTATCAACACGGTAAATTATATACATACGATTTAACCTGTGAGTTGTTTGATCGTATTGGCGCTAAACGTCTTAACACTGGTAATACTGCAATCGATGCAATCGAACTTCGTTACACTCAAGATATATTGTTATATCAGGTTACATTGGAAGATGGTGGTGGTGTATTAAATAATGAAGATGACGGTTTTATCTTACAAGAATACAGAATAGAGTCTACAGCTATAACAGCTAACAATGAATATTTTACTCAACAAGCGTCAACGATTATAGATTTCAGTAATCAAAATCCTTTCAGTGAAGTGGATAGATACTAATGTTCGGACATCAATTTTACAATCAAACAATCAGACGCTACATAATAGCGTTTGGAAATATGTTCAATGATTTAGTCGTGCATCGTTTGGATGCTAGTGGCTCACCAGTGCAAACTCTCGCTGTTCCTATTGCATACGGACCAAAAGAAAAATTTCTTGTAAGAATTCGTCAAGATCCGGATTTAGATCAACAGGTCGCTATTCAACTTCCTCGTATAGGATTTGAATTGACAGGTATGATGTATGACGGCACTCGTAGATTAACGCATACGACTAGAAATGTTGCTGCGATGGCTAATGATAAGAATAAACTGAAATATCAATATGTTCCTGTGCCGTATAATATAGATATGGCTTTGTCTATTTTCGTAAAGAACGCTGATGACGGAGCACAAATACTAGAACAGATTGTTCCATTTTTTGGACCAGAATGGACAAATACAATTAACCTAATTCCTGATATGGGTATTAGTATGGACGTGCCTACGGTATTGAGTTCAATCAATATCGATGATAATTACGAAGGCGATTTTATTTCAAGAAGAGCATTAATTTATGATCTAAGATTTACTATGAAAGGCTTTTTCTTTGGACCTATCAGTCATGCTGGTATTATCAAGCGCACTTCTGTTGATCTTAATGTTGTTACTAGCGCAAATACGGAAGTTGATAGTGGAAACGGTCGACCAATTACGGCTGTTTTAAATGGTATTGTTCCTAAAATTAGCGATGAAGATATAGCAAGAACTGGTAGAAGTGAACGTATTGTTATCACTCCAGGATTATTGGCTAACGGCGAACCGACTACAAATAGTTCAGCTTCAATCAACTATAGATCTATAAATGCTAATACGAATTATGGTATATGTGACGATGTATTTACATATAGTGACGGTTTAAAATACAATCCAGCGACAGGTAACGATGAAGTGATGTCAGCTCAAGATCCACTAACAGGAAATTATGATTACTCATGAAAACAAACTTAGAACACAACATGGAAGAAATATTCAATCTTCCGGATTCAGCACCTATTATACAAGCTGAACAATCTCTTGTTACCGTAGAAGATTCTACTGATGCAGACTTTGAGGTCGCAAGAAACAACATCCATTCTATCATAAATAATGGACAGGGCGTATTAACTGATATCATTACTCTAGCTCGAGCGAGCGACTCACCTAGAGCATATGAGGTGGTTGGTCAGATGATTAAAACTCTTATTGAAGCAAATAAAGATTTGGTTAATCTTCGTAAATCACTTAAAGAAATCAAAGGTGATAAAGAAGAAAAGTCATCCACTAATATTCAAAACGCACTATTCATTGGATCAACTAGTGAATTACAGAAAATGATTAACAATCGTAATACTTAATATTACCCTTCGTGACATTACTCATTATATCATATATTAATCAGAAAGTAAAGAACTTTATAAAATATTATGGCTGAAAGTTATCTAGCTAATCCTAATCTAAAAGCGTCTGGGGTCAAGATTGACTACACCAGAGAACAGCTAGAAGAATACATTAAATGTGCAAAGGATCCTCTTTATTTTATCAAGACCTATATTAAAATCATTAATGTAGATAAGGGATTAGTGCCTTTTGAAATGTGGGATTTTCAGGAGGATATGGTTGAAAAGTTTGCTCAGAATCGATTTGTTATTTGTAAACTCCCACGGCAGTCTGGAAAGTCAACCACTGTTACAGGTTATCTTCTTTGGTGTGCGCTTTTCAACGATAACCAAAACGTGGCTATTTTGGCTAACAAAGGTAGACTAGCCAACGATTTATTAGCCAAGATTAAAATGACGTATGAGTATCTACCCAAGTGGATACAACAAGGTATTATCACATGGAACAAAGGTAATATTGAACTTGAAAATGGATCAAAGATTATTGCCGCAGCTACTTCTTCCAGTGCGATTCGAGGCGGATCCTATAATATTATTTTCCTAGACGAATTCGCGTTCGTTCAGCGTAATCTGGCTGAAGACTTCTTTTCGTCAGTTTATCCTACAATCAGTTCGGGTAAGACGTCAAAGATTTTTATCGTTTCAACTCCTAATGGTATGAACCACTTCTATAAGATGTGGATAGATTCTACTCAGAATAGAAGTGACTATGTTAATATTGAAACCCACTGGAGTAAAATTCCTGGACGTGATGAGGAATGGAAAAAGCAAACCATTCGAAACACCAGCGAAGCTCAATTTAGACAAGAGTTTGAATGTGAATTCCTAGGTAGCACTAACACACTTATCCATCCAGTTAAGTTGCGGGAAATGGCGTTTGTTCGCCCACAAACAAATAAGTGGAACTTGGATTATTATCAAGAACCTATTCCTGGGCACATATATGTTTTATGTGTGGACACCAGCCATGGCGCTGAGTTAGACTATTCGGCTTTTTGTGTGATAGACGTTACGACTACACCTTTTGTGATGGTGGCTAAATTTAGAACAAACACTTTGGCTCCATTACTATATCCTGAGATTGTTGTGCATCACGCAAAGATATATAATGATGCATATATCTTAGTAGAAACAAATGATATTGGCCAACAGGTCGTGGATACTATCCATATTGACTTTGAATACGAAATGTTGCTTAGCACTTCCTTGAAAGGTCGTGGTGGTCAACGGATTGCAACTGGATTTGGCAATAAGTCAAGTTATGGCGTAAAAATGACCAAACAGGTAAAGCGGATTGGCTGCTCTAACCTGAAAGATATAGTTGAAGGTAACAAATTAATTATTACAGATTTTGATACTATTAGCGAACTTTCCACATTTATCGCTAAGAACGGTTCGTATCAAGCTGAAGAAGGATGTAATGATGACATGGTGATGACCTTAGTTATGTTTGCTTGGCTAGCAAAACAACCATACTTTAGAGAATTGACAGATGTAGATATTAGAAAAAGAATGGCGGAAGAACAAATGCGGGAATTGGAAGCTGATTTATTACCTGTTGGTTTCATTGACGATGGAAATACTACTGAGGGTGAGTCTATTGGTAGGAGTGAATTCTCACTTTATGATCCGATGTTTGGGTAAATGTTGAATATGATGTTTTTATAAATAAAAGATAAATTGTAACCTTATTCAATAATGGAAGGAGAATGATATGCCATTCCAAGTTTCGCCAGGAGTAAATGTTAGTGAGATTGATCTTACTACAGTGATTCCTGCAGTAAGCACGACAGAAGGCGGCATTGCTGGGCATTTTAGTTGGGGTCCTGTTGGGCACAGAGTTTTAATTGACTCTGAGGATACTCTCGTTCAAACTTATGGTAAGCCAAACGCAAATACAGCTGATGATTTTTTTACAGCAGCTAGTTTTTTGAGTTATGGTAACAAACTATATGTTAATCGAATTATCAACGCTGCAGGCACAACAAACAATGGTCGTAATGCTATAACCAACTCAGCAAATGGGTTGAATACATTAATCAAGAATGAAACTGATTACGAAAACAATTACACAGCTGGAATTTCATCTGTAGGTAATTGGGTTGCGAAGTATCCAGGAGCATTGGGTAATAATCTTCGCGTTTCAGTTTGCCGTTCATCGAATACGTATCAAAGCACATTGAGTGGAACTTTAGCTTTTACTAATAACAGTTTAACTGTTACTGGAACTGGCACAGCGTTTACCAATCAATTAACAGTTGGCGATATCTTGCTTGCTGGCGCTGATCGTATTCAAGTTCAAGTTGGCGCTGTTACAAACGCAACGTCAATGACTTTACAAAGCAAATACGTTGGTAATACTATTGCTTCTCAGACGAGCGTAACTCGTCGTTGGGAATTCTTTAATTACTTCAACGCATCTCCAGGAACATCAGCATACGTAACAGTTGCTGGCGGTTCGAATGATGAAATGCATATTGTAGTTGCCGACTTAAAAGGTGGTATCACTGGAACTGGTAATACAGTTCTTGAAAAGTTCAACTCTGTTTCAAAAGCTGCTGATGCAAAAACTGCAGACGGCACTGGTAATTACTACAAGAATGTAATCAACCAAAATTCAGCTTGGATTTGGTGGACTTCAGCATTGACTGGTATTACAAATATCGGTAAAAATGCTGCTGGTGTTAATTTTGGAACTGGCACTCAAACTATTCCATTAAATACCAATTTCTTTAATGGTAGAGATGGTGCTTCACCTAGAGCTGCTGATTACATCAACGGATTTAATTTGTTTCAGAATCCAGAAACTGTTGACGTATCATTCATCTTAGGTAGTGCTGGAAATCAAACAGTTGCTGTTCACATTATCAATAATATCGCTGAAGTGCGTAAAGACTGTATCGCAGTTCTTTCACCACGTAGAGCTGACGTTGTAAACAACTCTGGTTATGCTGGAGCTGAAATCGACGATATGATTGATTATCGTAATTTATTACCTTCTTCTTCTTATGCTGTGCTCGACGGTAATTACAAGTATATCTACGACAAATATAACGATCTATATCGTTATGTTCCGATGAATGGCGATACCGCTGGTTTAATGGTTCGCACAGATTCAGAACGTGATCCGTGGTTTTCACCAGCTGGGTTTAATCGTGGTCAAGTAAAGAATATCATCAAGTTGGCATTCAATGCAACTAAAGGTGAACGTGACCAAATGTATAAGAGCGGTATCAATCCTGTTGTAACATTCCCAGGACAAGGCACTATCTTATATGGCGATAAAACTCTATTGGCTAAACCATCAGCGTTTGATCGTATCAATGTTCGTAGATTGTTTATCGTTCTCGAAAAAGCAATCGCAACTGCCGCTAAGTTTACTCTGTTCGAATTCAATGATGAGTTTACCCGTGCACAATTTAGAAATCTTGTTGAACCATTCCTACGTGACGTTCAAGGACGTCGTGGAATATACGACTTCCGTGTTGTCTGTGATGAGACAAACAATACACCAGAGGTTATTGACCGTAATGAATTTAGGGGCGATATCTATATCAAACCTGCACGTTCAATCAACTTCATACAGTTGAACTTTGTAGCTGTAAGAACTGGTGTTGAGTTCAGCGAAGTTGTTGGACAGTTCTAACGAGCGAATAACAGACTAAAAGGAGAAACATATGGCATTTAACGTCTCTGAGTTCGCTGCTGCTGGTTTACCACTAGGTGGTGCTCGTGCTTCGCTGTTCAGCGTAATCATCGATACACCCTCTGGTGTTCCCAACGTCGGAGCCAGAATCAGTTTTACATGTAAGGCTGCACAACTTCCAGAAAGCACTCTGGGAGTTGTTGAAGTTCCTTACTTTGGTCGTAAGATCAAACTAGCAGGCAACAGAACTTTTGCAAACTGGACACCTACGATTTTGAATGATGAAGATTTTCAAGTTCGTCACGCTATGGAAACATGGAGTAACGCAATCAATCGTCATCAGGCAAATCTACGTGAAACACAACTATCCACTTCACAGTCATACAGAACAACTGCTACTGTCACTCAATACGACAAAGTTGGTGTTCCTGTAAGAACTTATGAATTTGTTAATATTTTCCCTGTAACTGTTTCATCTATCGATGTAAACTGGGAAACCACTGACCAAATCGAAGAGTTTACTGTCGAATTCGCTTATGATTACTGGAGAGTCGCTGCGCCTTCTACGACTGGCGTATTGAATATCTAGATTTAAATAGATTTACGGTGATGCTAGGTCCGCTAAATAGTATAATCTAGCGGATCTAGTTTTTTGAGGATAACGAAATGGCATTTGAATTATTTGGTTTTCGTGTAGGCAAAATTGAGGACGAAATAAAGAAGGATCAACAGATACCTTCTTTCGCTCCGAAACCCAACGAAGATGGAGCAATTGAGTTTGCTCCTGGTGGATCGTATGGGACATATGTTGACTTGGATTCATCAATAAAAAACGAAGCGGATCTTATCACTCGCTATCGTTCCATGTCTGGACAAGCTGAAATTGAACGTGCAATCGATGACGTTATTAATGAAGCTATTGTTACTGATGAAATTAATTTACCAGTCAAACTTAATTTAGATAAATTAAAACAACCAGAACGTGTCAAGAAAAGAATATTCGAAGAATTCGATAAGATTCTCGATATGCTTGATTTTGGCAATATGGCTTATGATATTTTCCGTCGTTGGTATATTGACGGTAGAGTATATTACCATATGATGATTGACGAAAAGCGTCCACGTGATGGTATCAAAGAATTACGATATGTAGATCCAAGACGTATTAGAAAAATGCGTGTTGCTATGACTAAGCGCCCAGCATTAAATGGTGCTCAGCCAACTGCTCCCGTGTTTCAAGAATACTATATCTACAATCAAAACGGCATTACAAATACTGGCACCACTACACAAGGCGTTAAGATATCTGCCGATAGTATTTGTTATGTTCACTCTGGTATATTAGATGAACGTAATAAGATGGTGTTGTCATATTTACATAAGGCAATTAAACCATTGAATCAGTTGCGTATGTTAGAAGATGCTACGGTAATTTATCGTATCGCTCGCGCACCTGAGCGGAGAATATTTTACATTGACGTTGGTAATTTACCAAAACTAAAAGCTGAACAGTATCTACGTGACATGATGATTAAACATAAAAATCGTTTAGTCTATGATGCTACAACAGGCGAAGTTCGCGATGATCGTAAATTCATGACGATGTTAGAGGATTATTGGTTGCCACGTAGAGAAGGTGGTCGTGGAACAGAAATCACTACATTGCCTGGCGGTCAAAATCTTGGTGAGTTACAAGACGTCGAATATTTCCAGAAAAAACTTTATCAGTCATTGAATGTTCCTTCTTCAAGAACGCAAGCTGATAATACGTTTAACATGGGTAGATCGTCTGAAATTAGTCGCGATGAAATTAAATTCGCTAAATTCATTACTCGAATTCGTGCAAGATTTTCGCATCTATTCGACCATATCTTAGAAACTCAGTTAGTTCTTACTGGAGTTATGTCTAAAGCTGAATGGAAAAATATTAAGAATAGTATTGTTTATGATTTCCTTGAAGACAACTATTACTCAGAAATTAAAGAACAAGAAATGGTCACACAGCGATTAAACATACTTCAGGTTGCCGACGTTTACGTTGGTAAGTATTACTCTAAAGAATGGATTCGTAAGAATGTTCTAAGACAGTCTGAAGAAGAGATGAAAGAGATTGATAAGCAAAATGAAGTGGATGAATTAAACAATCCTCCAGTTGAGGAAATGCCAATTCAACCAGCAGCTGGTGGTTCTACTCCACCACCTCAACCGCAACAACAAAATCAACCTCCTGGTGGACCTGCTCCTCAACCAAGAAAACTTCCATCATCAAAAACTGAAGGACTTGATTTTCAATGTGATTTAGATATAGAGCCGACGGAAGAAGAACTACAACTTGTGAAAAACATGTCGAAATTAATGGAAAAAGTGAATTTTGAAAGTGGAGATAATATACAGGATGTGTCATGAACAATGTAGAAACCGCAAAAATACTTGCTGCGGCTTTAGAGTTATCTAAACAGAATACAAAAGAGCAACTCCAGAAAATTCGCGAGGATATCACAACTCGCGAAGTATCTCTATTTGAAAAACTAGAAATAATTGAAGGACCAGTTGGACCACGTGGACTTAAGGGTGAACGTGGTTCTATTGGCGCTGTTGGATCACGTGGACCAAAAGGTGAACAAGGCGATATTGGTTTACAAGGTGAACAGGGCATACAAGGCGAACGTGGTGATAAAGGAGAAACAGGCGATGTCGGACCTCGTGGTGAACAAGGTAATCGCGGACCAATTGGACCGCAAGGTGTTCAGGGAATCAAAGGAGCTAATGGAAAAAACGGCTCAGATGGAATTGATGGCAAACAAGGATCGCGAGGACCGAAGGGTGATACGGGACCTCGAGGAGAAAAGGGTGAGACAGGCGCAGTTGGACCGCAAGGAGTCGCGGGAGCGCAAGGAGAAAGGGGAATACGTGGACAGGATGGTGTAAAAGGTGATAAGGGCGATAAGGGTGATAAGGGTGACGTAGGACCTAAAGGTGAACAGGGTGAAAGAGGCGCTGATGGTTTAGCAGCAGATATCACTCCGATTAAAAAAGAATTCGAGCAATACAGAGAACAACTTGATAGAAGAGTTTCTAGAATCGCTTACTCTGCAGCAATGGGTGGCGGTGGATGGTCATCTCCTGGATCTGGTGAAGTCAAACTTCATAAACTAGATGACGTTGATTACTTTACTGCTAAGACGCCAAGTCAAGGACAAGTTCTTACTTGGAATTCTTCTTTAAATAAGTGGCAAGCTGCTAATAGTGCAGGTGGCGGAGGTGGTTCTCCTGTTAGTATTACTAAAATGCAACTTGGTAACTTAGATGAAAACGCTTATATCGTAACAGATA